GATTCCTATAGGATTAGGAGCCTTTTGGCATAATATATGCATATGGTAACTAATGACATAGAGACTGTCATATTATATGGATCTATTGACACTAACACTGTCAAAACCATATGAGTTATCGCATCGACACTGTTAAAACCATATGAGTTTGTGCATTGACACTGTTAAAACCATATGGTCTGGAATACCCTAACCCATCCGATCCGTTAACCCTAGGGATTTGCTATGGGGTTGCTTCCCCATATGGGAAGACACACACATATGGAAATTCGACGATGATGCCACCCCCCCTTGGACAGCCGAAGGCTGGCTCAAGGTTACACTCGGAGTTCACAGCCATCATTTAAGTAAAAAATAGTAAAGTTCCCCAATATTTCTCTCTCTCTAACCCACCTACACTCTTCCACACAAATTATTTTGCAAAAAATTCAAATAACTGAGATAGGGAGCCTAAAAAAGCCCTTGACACGAAGCCAAATGTGCTACTCTATGTCTGAAAGAGGATAAAAGGTAGTAATATTACTAGGGAGATCCCTGTAGGGCCTCCCTGACCGTTACAAAGGGGTCTCCCTACTTAGCATCCTCTGTTCAAACTGGAAAATGTTACATGGCTCGCCCTTTTTGGGGCTCGCTGTAGGGTAAATCAAGCCATACCGGTAAGGATAAATCAAGCCGTCTCCTGAGTACCGGCATTAGAAGGAACCAATTAGCCTTGGTTCCTATTTTTTTGCCAAAAATATGACTTGAATGTAAAAACTGAGCTATAATTTGAGTAAAGGGGGGGGTACAATGCAAGTAGTAAGATTTATAGATGTAGCAGTTAGCTTTATTTGTGCATGTGTGGCATGGCAAATCATGTTCGGGTCTAACATTCCAGTTGAGTCCGCAGTGTCTGCACTAATTTTGTTTCCAGTGTTGGGTTTCTTAGGTGTTCTCTTTGAGTTATTTAAGATTGTTTCATTCTTTGTAATATTCCTAAGCACAATGTTTGTTTTTGAGCAGCTAATCCTAATAATGAGATCCATAGGCTATGAGTATAATCATAAGATGAACCCTGGCTATTACAAAGTCCTAGATCTTAGTGATTTTCCAGAGGATGAACCCGCAAGCAGCGAAAAGGAAGATAATTAGATGGGCAAGAGCCGTAAGCGTGAAGAAGATTTCATTGATGAGGAAATATCTGAAGATAAACTGGATGATCGTGAACTTAAGAAGAACAGGGTGAAGAATAGAAGAAAGCAACTCAATAGAGCTATAGAAGAGAGCATTCTTCTTGGCATAGAACTAGATTCCTTCTATGAGAGTTGAAGTAAATAGCATTGAAGACCTAGTTGACCTGTCTGTTGATGGAGTTGTTGACCTAACTGACCCAGAGACCGGGAGAGTTATTGTTGAAGGGGTACCTATCTCTATGACAATAGACAACATGTCAATAGCCTCCTATGTCTGGGACTATTTAGACACTGATAACCTAATGGAGATAGAATGACATGGAGTCAGTACTGATTCTAGTAGGTGTCCTTGTTGGATTGATAATTTTAGTGAGATCTATAGGTAAATATGCACACATTGGGGGTAGGGGTGAAGCAAATGCAGAAAACAACGCACATGATGTCAAAATTATCAACAGGGTCATGTCTAAGCTCCAGGGCAAGGTACCTAATATCTCTGATATTGCTAATCGTTGGCGTAATAGGATGTAGTCATGGTCGAGGAGCCGTGGTTGTGGCTCCGTGCCCAGTTCCATCAGCTTTAGCCTACTCCGAGCTAGGAACAATGAATGAATGTTGCCCTGGGATGGTAGAATACCTGGGTAGAGTTGAATTATTGTGTGATGCACTAGGAGAGATGAGAAATGAGCGATGACCCAAGGCTACCACTCAGTCCGTGTGAGTTTGACTCCATGTGTAGGAGGTTGGAGAGAGTCTTTCCTGACCTCTCACAGACTAGCGGCAAGAGGTCTGCTGCTAGAAACCAAAAAGTAGGAGGTAACCCATTATCTAAACACCTGCTTGGTATGGCAAGGGATTATGGAACAGATAGTGAGCCAGACAAGGCTATGCAGGACCACTATTCTGCGATAGCTATTTCTCTGGGGCTTTGGCCTCTCTACCATGATAACCACTTGCATGTCCAAGGGCTACCCCCTGGGGAGATCCCCCGGTGGTGGAGGGAACGGTACTTAGGTTAAGGAGATTATAGAAAAGCCGCTAGGGGTAGGGTAGGCTCTTCGATCCCTCTCCCCTTTAGGAGGGTTTATCCTCCCCTATCGGTGATATGATGGATGTGTTTGAATTACCAATAGGTGTATGGTATACTAATCGAAATAGCACCCGAGGGAACTTTGCAAATAGAGATACGCGAAAAGATATATGACAATCTTAAGCACCTCAGTGAGCCTGATGCCAAGCGGGTATTTATACTTCTTGAGGAACTAGATAAGCGAGAATTTCGTAGCAAGACAGCAAATAGTTTCATAGACTACACGAAGACAATCTGGCCTGAGTTTATATCTGGAACACATCACAAGATAATGGCGGATGCCTTTGATAGAATAGTTGGTGGTGACCTTAAGAGACTCATTGTCAACATGCCACCTCGTCATACGAAAAGTGAGTTTGCATCATGGTTACTTCCCTCTTATTTCCTGGGCAAGTACCCTGATAAAAAGTTAATACAAGCATCGCATACAGCAGAGCTGGCACAGAGTTTTGGTCGTCGTGTAAGGAATCTTATCGACAGTGACGAGTATAAGGATGTATTTCCTGGCGTTCTGCTGAGTAGTGACAGTAAATCAGCGGGTAGATGGAATACAGACAAGGGCGGAAGCTACTTTGCAATTGGTGTAGGTGGAGCTATAGCGGGTAGAGGTGCTGATCTATTCATAATTGATGATCCGCATTCAGAGCAAGATGCCTATGGTAATGACACAAAGTCCTTCGATCTAGTACATGAGTGGTTCACATCAGGACCAAGACAGAGATTGCAGCCAAACGGTGCCATCGTTATTGTGATGACCCGGTGGCATAAGAATGATCTAACAGGAAAGATATTAAAAGACTCTCTTGAGAGAGAAGGATCAGATGAGTGGGAGCTAATAGAATTCCCAGCTATCCTTCCTTCGGGGAGTCCTGTGTGGCCGGAATACTGGTCAGAGGATTTGTTATTATCTTTAAAGGCCGAACTCCCTGTGGGCAAGTGGATGGCGCAGTACATGCAAAATCCATCAGCAGAAGAGGGGGCCTTGGTGAAGCGGGAGTGGTGGAAGTTATGGGAGGGAGACCCACCACCGGTCAAGTACATCATAATGTCGCTTGACACTGCCTTCACCAAAAACACGAAGAATGACCCAACTGCTTGTACAGTGTGGGGCATTTTTGAAGAAGAGAATGCAGAGACTGGAAAAAGTATAGATAGTATAATACTACTGGACGCATGGGATGCTTACTTAGAATTCCCAGAGCTGAAGCAGAGAGTCAAGCTAGAGTATACAGAGAAGTGGAAACCAGACCTACTGCTCATAGAGAACAGAGGATCTGGTCAGCCATTGATACAGGAGCTAAGGAACGCAGGCATCATGTGTACTGAGTTCACTCCAACCAGAGGCAAGGCTAGTCAGAAGACACCTGACAAGATAGTAAGAGTTAATAGTATAACTGATATGTTCTCAAGCGGAATCATATATAGGCCCAACAAGAGATGGGCAGAAAAGGTCATGCATCAGTTCGCAGAGTTCCCAAACGGTGACCATGATGATTATGTGGACAGTGGGACGCAGGCATTGATGAGATTCAGGCAGGGAGGATTCGTAAGGCTAGAGTCTGACGATCAGGATGATGACGATGAATTCTATTCTAAGAAGAGGAAACGGAGGAAGTACTACTAATGGCTAAATGCAAATGTGTAGACTGTGAATGTGTGGAATGTAAATGCTCCGAAGAATCTGAAGAGGGTAATGACTAGTGGCTATTGATAAATCAGCAGAACCATTCACCTACGCTCAGGATGTCAACCCTGAACTCATAGTGGATATTGAGTTTGACTCTGAACTCCAAGTACCATCTATCACTGAAGAGGAGGATGGTGGTGTTCTTATAGATCTAGATGGTGGAACAGACGTTGAATATGAGGTTGATGAGAGCTTCGGTGCCAATTTAGCGGAGAGTATTGACGAAGATAGGCTTGATCTACTCGCATCTGACATAATTGGTCAGTTTAACGCGGACATCAATTCAAGGAAAGATTGGGCAGATACCTACGTTAGAGGGCTAAAATACCTTGGATTTGACGTAAAAGAGAAGAATGATCCATGGGAAGGGGCATGTAGCGTTATCCATCCCCTCATATCTGAGGCTGTTGTTAGGTTCCAATCTCAGGCTATAACAGAACTTATGCCAGCAGATGGGCCTGTAAAGGTTAAGCTGGTCGGTATACAGGATGATGAGAAGCTAGGACAGGCCAATAGAGTCAAGGACTATATGAACTATACCTTGACCGAGAGGATCACAGACTACAGGCCAGAGACAGAGAAGATGCTATTCGGCTTAGGGGTAACTGGATCAGCATTCAAGAAAGTTTACTACGACAGCATCAGGGATATACCAGTATCAGAGTTTGTACCGGCAGAAGACCTTGTAGTCAATTACGGTGCTAAGAATTTACAAACAGCAGAGAGGATCACTCATGTTGTAAAGGTATATGAAAACGATTTCAAGAAGCATGTTGCGAGGGGCTTCTACAGAGACGCAGAGATGTCTGACCCTGTTAACTTCCAGTCTGACATTGAAAGAGAGAAGGATAGACTGAACGGTACGACACCTGTGGATTACAATGATGGAAGATATACCCTCCTTGAACACCACTGCGAATATGATTTATATGGATATGAAGACAAGGACGAAGAAGGAGAAGAGACTGGTATAGGTCTTCCTTATGTAGTTACTGTTTGTATGAGTTCCAATAAGGTACTCTCTATCCGAAGGAACTGGGAAGAGGGTGATGAGAAGAAGCTCAAGATTAACCACTTCGTACAATATGAGTATGTTCCGGGGACTGGGTTCTACGGTTTCGGTCTGACCCATTTGGTTGGCGGGATAGCTGAGTCCTCCACATCCATACTACAGCAGCTTGTAGATGCAGGGGTTCTATCAAACCTCCCCGGGGGATTGAAGGCTAAGGGTATGCGTATACAGGGTGACGACACTCCTATAGCCCCTGCTGAGTGGAGAGATGTTGATATTGGTGGCGGGAGTATTCGTGATAATATTTTCCCTCTGCCGTACAAAGAGCCTAGTATGGTGCTGCTAACTCTCCTTAAGGGAATGGTTGAGGATGGCAGAAGGTTTGCATCTCTAAACGATATACAAGCATCTGAGATGAACAACCAAGCCCCCGTGGGTACTACGTTAGCCATCATAGAACGCACTATGAAGGTGATGACAGCTATTTTCGCTAGACTCCATGCATCAGCCAGAAAAGAGTATAACCTCCTTTCTGATGTGATTAGAGACTACGAAGGTCCAGAATATCCTTACGACCTTGGGTCTAACACTGATAAGAAGCTTGATGACTTCAGCGCACAGGTTGATGTACTTCCTGTATCTGACCCAAATGCATCGACAATGGCTCAGAGAATCATGCAAAGCCAGAATGTTCTACAGTTGGTACAGATGAAGCCAGAGATATATGACATAAGGAAGATACACAAGCAGATGCTTACGGCTATGAATGTTCCTGATGTAGATGAGTACATCCCTGCCGAGGAGTCCGAGGAACCCAAGGATCCTGCTACTGAGAATATGTACATGATTATGGGCAAACCTACAAAGGTGTTCATGTGGCAGGACCATGAGGCCCATATAATCACTCATATGACTGCTGCTGAAGATCCTAAGCTGGTGGGTGCATTGAGTATGTCACCTTCTGCACCAGCCATGCAGGCAGCATTGGCTGCCCATGTGACTGAGCATGTAGCCTATTTATATAGGAGAACCATAGAGGAGAACATGGGTATACCAATGCCTAGCCCGGACGAGGAGCTTCCCAAGTCCATTGAGATGGCATTTTCTAAGGTTGTAGCTGAGGCTGCAAAGAAGACTTTACAGAGCAGTATCGCAGAGATACAGAACCAGAAGGCAAATGCGGAAGCAGAGGATCCTCTTCTTAAGATGCAGGAGAGGGAGTTGGCTATCAAGGAGATGGATGCTCAGCGTAGGTCATCGGAGTCTCAGCAAAAGCTACAGCTTGACACCCTGAAGATAGTCTCTGATATAGGCTTCAAGGAGAAAGAATCTGAGATAGGTGAGATAGAAGTTGCTATAAATATCATAACGAAGATGCTTGAACAGAATGCAGATAATGCTAATGAACAGGCTAAACTACAGATAGAATCAGCTAAAGCTGGCGTAGAGACCATAAAGATGGTATTATCTGGATTTGACAGCATAAAAGATTTAGGGATATTAGGGGAGAATAAATGATAGAAGAACTGATTAGAATTGTAGGTAGCCGCAAGGAGTCATTGACTCATGGATTGACACATGGAAATGCAAAATCATTTGAGGATTATGCAAAGTTCGTTGGGCAGATAACGACTCTAGAGGATGTAGAGAACACTATAGAGGACTTGGTTAAGAAAGCAAATGGTGTAGATTTAACATAGTTTTATATAAGGGGGAATTAATGGGAGAGAGCAAGAGAAAGAAGGAAAAAGCAAAGTTATTGCCAGACCCAGTGGGCTACAGGCTACTGGTTACACCAATAGAAGTAGAAGAGAAATCTGTTGGTGGCATTTTTATACCCGATGACTTAAGAGATCGTGAATCAATTGCAACTGTAATCGCAATGGTAATTAAACTTGGACCATCTGCCTACAAGGACTCTGCAAAGTTTCCCGATGGGCCTTGGTGCAAGGAAGGTGATTTTATTCTTATTCGTCCTTACCAGGGAACTAGAGTCAAGGTAAAGGGTACTGAGTTTAGGATTATCAACGATGATACAGTTGAAGCAGTTGTCCAAGATCCTAGAGGAGTAGAACGAGCATGAGTGAGCAAGCAGAGCAAGCAAACGATGATCTATTTGGTAACAAAAGAAATGAAGTAATCATTAACAGCGGTGCTGAAGGTGAAGGTGGAGAAGAAGTTGAGTTTGAAATCTTCGATGCCAGACCGGAAGAAGATCAAGTCGCTCCAAGAGTAGGGCCAGACCCCTCAGAGAGTGAGTTTGATTCAGAGATAGAAGGTGTTGATGCAAAGGTTAAGAAGCGAATCAATAGACTAAGATATGAATTCCATGAACAACGTAGAGCTAAAGATACTGCTGAGAGAGAACGCGATGAAGCTGTCGTGTACGCACAATCTCTACAGAATATAGTAAAAAAAGGTGAAGAAGTTCTATTAGGTCAGCTTAAGGCTAAGAACTCAATAGAACTAGAGAACGCTAGGAAAGAAGCTAAGGTAGCATTTGAAGAAGGTGATGCTGAAGGCTTTACTAAGGCACAGGAAAACTTAAATAGAGTAAACTATGAGGGGATGGTTGCCAATTCATATATTCCTAATAGTGGTCAAGAGCAGTTTGAAGGACAACAACAATCTCAGCAAGTACAGCAAGAACAACCAGTAGTTGATGAGTATGCTCTACAATGGAAAAACAATAACCCTTGGTACGGCAAGGATCCTGCATTGACAGGATATGCGTTAAGTGTACATAATGAACTTATTAATGGTGGTGTAGATCCTGTCTCAAATAGAGACGAATACTATGGAACAATTAACAGTAAGGTTAGGGATCAGTTCCCTGACAAGTTTGGAGATGTCTCACAAAGCCCACCGGGGGCAACCGCAAGACAATCCAAGCAATCCGTCGTTGCACCAGCTAGGAGAACTTCTGCTGGTACTCGACGCAAAGTGCGGTTAACCGAGGATCAAGTCAACCTCGCGAAAAGACTTGGCGTCCCACTAGAAGAATATGCTAGGCAAATGAACCTGCTGCAAGGAGACAACTAAATGGTAGAAGAAAATCGTGTAAAAAGAAAGACCGAGACGAGAGAAGTAGAACAACGTGATCAACCTTGGACTCCACCCAAATTACTTCCTAGCCCAGATCCGCAGGAAGGCTATGTCTTCCGATGGGTAAGGAGTGCTACTAGAGGAAGTCTTGATAATAAGAATGTCTCACAGAAGCTTAGAAGTGGATGGGTTCCATGCAAGGCTGAAGATCATGATGAGCTTATGGTTATGTCCGATCTGAACTCAAACTTTGAAGGAAACATAGAAGTGGGAGGAATGCTTCTATGTAAGAGAACAGTTGAGGAGTCTCAGAGAGAAAGAGACTACGTTTCCAGAGTTAATCAAGCACAGAACGAAGGTGTTGATCGAAACTTCATGAAGGAAGAAAACGAGGCTATGCCTCTCTACTCGGAGAAAAGAACAGAGGTGACATTTGGTGGTGGACGCAAGTAGAGATACTACTTGGCTATCACCAATTAAATAAGGAGATAGTCAAATGGCAGGATATGGATTAAGACCTGTTGGCAAAGGTGGGACTACAATAACAGACTACGATAGTGGTGGTTTCTGGGAGTATCCCATTGCTGATGGTTCAACTATTAAGTTCTACAATGGTGATACCGTAGAGTTGGGTACTGATGGATATGCTATCAGGGCTGGTGGGGCTGCTGGTCAGAGCCCAACTAGTGTCGATGGGTTTCGACCCATTGGTGTAGCTGTTGGTTTTAAGTATACCAATTCTAGTAGTACTCCAGTTTGGAGTCAATGGTATGATGGTAATGCAGCTAACACCAATATTAGTGTAATGTGTGCAGACGACCCTAATCAGATATTTATGATTAGGTCATCTGGTGATACCACGTTTGCAGATGTTGGGTTCAATGCACAGTTAGCTACAACTAATGTGACTGATGCTAATGATATAACTGGTGTATCTGGTATAACATTGAATGATGCTACGATTGCGGCTACGGCGACTTTTGGTCTTAGGATTGTTGGCAATGCTAATCAGGAAGCAACTACAGCTACGACACGGGATGTACTCGTTCGTTTTAATCATGGTACACATGCTACCACTAACCCCACTGGGACAACGGCAGAATAGCCTAAGGAAGGAGTAAATCATGGCAGCAATTTCTAGAGCGCAAATGATGAAAGAACTTGTTCCTGGCTTGAACGCATTGTTCGGGTTGGAGTATAATAAGTACGAAGAACAGCACACGGAGATCTATGAGATGGAGTCATCTGATAGAGCTTTCGAGGAAGAGGTCAAGCTTTCCGGGTTCAATCAAGCACCCGTTAAGAATGAGGGTGCAGCTATCACTTATGATACTGCACAGGAGACCTTCACTGCTCGATACACGCATGAGACGATTGCTATGGGATTCTCTATCACAGAAGAAGCTGTGGAAGATAATCTTTATGCAACTCTTTCTGCACGATACACGAAGGCACTTGCTAGAGCTATGAGTCATACTAAGCAGACCAAGGCGGTTTTCCCTCTTGTTAATGCTTACACCCAGGCAAACTTTGCCGCTGGTGATGGCTTGCAGCTTTGCATAGGAGATGGCAGCAGATTAGGTACTGGAGGTCAGCCGATTAATAATGCTCTGGCTGTATCCGCAGACCTTGCTGAAGCTTCTCTTGAGCAAGCTTGTATCGACATTGGTAACTTCACAGACGAACGTGGACTTATCATTGCAGCCAAACCAGTCAAGTTGATTATTCCATCAGAACTTCAGTTCGATGCTACCGTTATACTGGAGTCCGCTCAGCGGCCCGGTACTGCGGACAACGATGTGAATGCTCTTAAGAGCAACGGAATGATCCCACAGGGGTATAGCGTAAACAACTTCCTTACGGATGCCCAGAACTGGTTTATCATCACCGACGTGCCTAATGGCATGAAGGGCTTCACCCGTGCCCCACTTACGACTGGCATGGACGGAGACTTTGATACTGGTAATGTTCGCTATAAGGCGCGGGAACGATATTCCTTCGGCGTTAGTGACTACCTCGGTATCTTTGGTAGTGGTGACATCTAGACATTAATGTCCCAGGGGGGTGAAAAGCCCCCCATCTTTTATACCAGACTCGTCAGACTTAATCAGACAGCACACGGACTGGCGAGCTAATTGTGTGCAATGAGGTGAAATATTATGGCTACAACTAGTTTTCAAGGTGTTACTAGATCCTATGGTGGTGGTAAGAAGAAGAACGTATCTCCCGGTGTATTAACGATGTCGGTTGTTGCTTCTTATCTTGCAAGTTCAACTGATGCAACTGTTGAAACCGCGAATCTGAGGATTGGAACGTCTGCGACCGTTGGTGAGTTCTTTGTTCTTCCCAAAGGAGCAATTCCTATCTCGGTAATGCCTGTTAATGCCGATGTTACAGGAGCGAGTCCAACCACTGACATAGGTTCAGCAGTTGATCCAGATGGATTCTTTAACGAAGTTGCCGCTGCTAGTAAGGGCGTCATAAAGGGTGCTGACGGTGCATTAGTAACTGAGTTAGGTATACTTCTTGATACCCAAGTAACGGCAGTAATGGGTGCTAATCCCACAGGAGGTGGCACAGGTACCGTAGTAATTACTTACACAGTTGCGGACAACGGAAAAGACGGATCTATTCAATAATTAAACATTGGAGGGGTTCCATTAGTTTGGAGCCCCTTCAATGGCTATCTCATAACGGAGAATAAAATATGGCAGATGATGCTGGGACTAGAGGACTTACCATTGGAGTTGACAGGAACTCTAAACAGACAGGTGTCAGAGCAGGTAAAGAGTGTTACTTTGCTTTTAATAATGCTACTCCTGCGACATCAGTCAACTCTAAAGTTTTTGAAGTGAATTGCAATAAGGCAAACGTATATACTGCTGGGATGAAAGCTGATGCAACTAATACTGCCGGTGCTGGCTCGTTCTGGAAGGTTGTTGGTGACAGTAATACTGCGACACAAGAAAACAGTGAAGAAATTCATACGTTTGCACTTGGTACTCCAACCAACTTCACACTAAGCAGAGGAAGATGGTGGATAGAAATTACAACTGCGGGTTCAAGTTCTGTTGATAACATAATCCAAATAGCTGGTTCTAATTAATAACTAAATTGGATAATCATAAGGTGCCTGAAGGTAACGGAACACAGAGGGAAATAGGTGCTAGGTTTCAGGAAATAGCAGAGCTTAGGCACGATTTCAGAAACATGAGGCAGACTATTACTCTTCTGGAGAATTTATTTAGAGAGAATGAGAAACAATTATTTTCTTTAAAATCAGAAATCATGCAAGTTAAGACAAGGATAATGACAGCAGCAGGGTTCGCAGTAGCATTCATCTCAGTATTAGCATGGGCAGTAGAGTGGCACTTTAAAAAGTAAGGGAGATCATAGATGGAAATTGAAGCGATGTTATCTGCGTTGCACCTTTCGGGTGTGAATTCAGAATTAATTGGGTACATAGGTATAGCATTCATAGCTGCAAAGTTGATTCTCAAGGTAGTATCTGCCATTGACTCAAATGGTAAGGCAGGTAATACTGCGAGGAGCATTGATGGGGCTATTGGTATGAAGACAGTTAAGAGTGTTGGTTCAAGTATAAAGAAGATTAAGGAGAAGAAATAATGTTTAGATATTTAACTTTGTTTGTTATGTTATCATTGTTGGTTCCGAGCTTACTGCTGGCACAGGAGGTTGTAGTTGAACCTACTGCCGAGGTAGAGGTTCTTAAGCTTGACACCCCTATCACTAATCCAATATTTAGTGATGGGACTGTTGACCTC